TATTGCAGATCAAATATTAACCATGCCATACAAAAAAGACGATGTATTGTATTTGGCAAATTATTTGATGGAAAACGGCAGACAAATGATGTTGAAAAACGCAGAGTTACAAATCGAAGTAGCAATACTAAAAGAACGTGAGGCTTGTGCAAAAATTGCAGAAGAACCGTGGCAAGGCAGTCCTAAAGCAATAGCAGAACTAATCCGAGCAAGGGGACAAGAATGACACAAGATGAAATCATTAAGATGGCTATACATTCAGGTGCAATGTTTGACCATATAACATGGGTAGAAAGAGATTTGTTTCCCGTGTTTGAACGATTTGCCAAACTTATTGCAGAAAAAGAACGTGAGGCGTGTGCTGATTTACTTATGGGATTACATGAGGCGCAAAGTAACAATGACAACCATAACTATTATCACTTTGCTTCAAACGCCATCAAAGAGTTAAGGGGACAAGAATGACTGACGAAGAAATACACAACATTTATTTGCACATGAGTGGCAAAGCAGAAGGGTTGGTTGAAGCGACTGGCAACGCTGACTTTCCTGTATTGTTTGCTAGAGCAATCCTTGAGTATGGAGGACTAACAAAAGATATGCAAAACATGGCATCTAAATCTACTTATAAAGAACAACTAGAAACAAAAGATGCGCCTGTGGCATGGATGAGTGAAGATGAACATACTGTTTACACAAGCAAACAAGTTGATGGTTGTTTTCAACATGACCACATTCCTCTCTACACCACACCACAACGCACATGGGTGGGACTGAAAGATGACGATGAAATTCCTTGGGATGGGGTCGATGCCAAGTCTTTTGCCAAAGCCATTGAAGCCAAGCTGAAGGAGCGCAACACATGAACTCATATTGGTTTCAAACCATTACCAATTTAGTCTTGATTGCCGTCATCATTTATTTTGTAATGAATGACCATCCGTGGTTTGCATTCTTTTTATTGTTTGGAATTAGAGTTATAGGAGACAAAGATGAAGACACCTGAAGACGAAGAGTTCGAGCGTATTGAACGCGAGAAGAGAATCAACAAAATAATTGCAGATCAAAGACTTTACATCCATCGCAATCAGGTAATTGAAGAAGTAGCGCAAGAGATCGAGAAGTTCAAAGGCTTTGGGGAGGACACCATTGCATCATTTACTGTTTACATTCGGAGCATGAAGAGATGACCAGAGAGCCACCATCAAAAGAGTTTTGTTTAAAGATAGCAGAAGCCATTTTCTACACTCAAGATACTTTTGGGAACAAATATTGGGATTGGCTATTCAAGTGGGGATGGCATGAACACTGGGTAGAAAACTATTGGTATAATGATTAACAAAAAATTAAATTAACAAAAAGTAAATGATTGAACAGATCAAGACGTACAACGCCAAAGTAAGGGGGGAAGTACGCAACAGAAAGCTTGAAGTTGTAGTTGATTTTATTTACAAATGTACCGAATGTGGTACAATATGGAGAACTAAAGATGACACAAAAGCGCACGACTGCCAAGGAAAAGACTCCTGTGATGGCAAAGAAGGTAATCGCAAAGAAGACTAGTGTTTTAAAGCCCACGCAAAAGATAATAGATGCTAAGGTAACAAAGGCCCCAACGCCTAAAACACCGACATCTGATCAAGTTCAGGACTTTTCATGGATGGAATGGGTTGAATACGCTCAAAGCCGAATGAGATACCTAGAAAACCAGTTGGAAGAGGCTAAGGCAAAGATAGAAGAGTTAAAGCTCAGCAACAAACGCCTAAACGACAGAATCATGGCAGGATAGCAAAAACCCAAACAATAAGTTAAACTTCCCCCAGTGCATAAGACTTTTAAGGATAAGGGAATGCCTGACACAACGCTTACTGTTAAATCGCCAAAACCAATAGGTAGGCCATCAGAATACTCTCAAGACATAGCTGACTACATCTGTGCTTGTATCAGTAATGGAATGAGCGTAAGACAAATCATTGACTACTCAAAGTCCGTAGAAGGACGTAAAGAACTCAAAGATTTAGGTATAAGTCACATTCCAGCACAGGGGACGATTTATGCTTGGTTGTTTAGATACCCTTCCTTCCAAGAGCAATACGCACGCGCACGTGAAGAACAGGCCGACACTTTGGCTGATGAGATCGTTGCCATTGCTGACGAAACGCCTGAAATGAACCCTATTATTGATAAACGGACGGGTGAATTGATTGAGATGCAGATGCACAGCGCCTACATTCAGTGGCAGAGAAACCGCATAGATGCCCGTAAATGGACAGCTATGAAGCTCAGGCCCAAGAAATATGGTGACTTTGCTCAGAAGCAGAATGAGAAGTCTGAAGCTGAGGTGGTAGATGTAATGGCTAAAGAAGTTGTTTCAAGCCTAATTAAAAATGTAGAAATGAAGCGTCAGTTGCAAAATGCAGGCTGACATCCTAAGCGAGATCCAAAAGAGTTTAGAAAATCCTGAGATTCAGGACCATCTGTCTAAACTGACTGCTGAAGATTTGTCGGCATTCAAATGGCGCATGAGTTGGTTGGCAACAGCCCATAACCATCAGATCGAGCCACACGGTGACTGGTGGAACATCTGGCTACTTCTGGCAGGTCGGGGCGCAGGAAAGACCAGAACAGCCGCAGAAACGATTGCTTGGTGGGCTTGGTCCCAACCTAAGTCTAGATGGCTCGTAGCCGCTCCTACTTCGGCTGACATTCGGGGAACTTGCTTTGAAGGCGAATCCGGGCTCATGAATGTCATCCCATCCATACTAATTGCTGACTACAACAAAAGTATTAGCCAGATCACATTGATCAATGGATCTATTATTGGTGGCATACCGGCATCAGAGCCTAGCCGATACAGGGGTCCTCAGTGGACGGGGGCTTGGTGCGACGAGTTGGCGGCTTGGGATTACATTCAGGACGCTTGGGACCAGATCATGTTTTCTGTGCGCTTGGGCCAAAGGACAAGGATCATTGCCACGACCACGCCAAGGCCAAAGGATCTGATCATCAACCTAGTGGGTAGGGATGGTGACGACGTAGCGGTTACAAAGGCGTCTACTTTTGACAACATAGCTAACTTGGCCCCCAGTTTCCAGAAGCAGTTGCTGAGCTACAAGGGAACCAGACTGTACGACCAAGAGGTGATGGGCGTGGTGCTCGACGCTGAGGACATCGGTATCATCAAACGGTCTATGTTCAGACTCTGGCCTGCTGGCAAAGCCTTTCCCAAGTTTGAGTACATTGTGCAAAGCTATGACTGCGCATACACGGATAAGACGGTCAACGACCCAACTGCCGCGATTACCTTTGGGGTGTTCAAGCCTTTGGATGGAGCCATGAGCGTGATGGTGATCGACTGCTGGCAAGACCGTCTACAGTACCCAGATTTGCGCCCAAAGGTCAAAGAAGAGTACGAGGTGGTGTTCGGTGAGGGCAAAGACAAGAAACGCGTAGACTTAATCCTGATCGAAGACAAGTCGGCTGGTATCAGTCTTATACAAGACTTACAGAGGGCGCACTTGCCTGTGAGGGCGTATAACCCCGGTCGCGCAGACAAGACCCAACGCCTAAACATTGTCTCCAACATCATTGCCATGGGGCGCGTCTGGATACCTGAAAGCTCAAACAACAAGGGGTACGTAAAGGACTGGGCTGAGGGCATGGTGAGCCAAGTGTGTTCCTTTCCTGAGTCAGCCCACGATGACTTTGTAGACGCCATGACACAAGCGCTGAGGTTCTTGAGGGATACGGGATGGTTAGACATTGATGGACCAAGACCAGACGCATGGGATGAAGACGACTATGTGGATTCAGGTAAGCCCAGAAGGGGGGAGAATCCGTATGCAATGTAAACTAGACCAAAGCTCAAAGCATAGTCATAATAGTGGGAAGTCCCCCCTACGAGGTCATAATGGCTGAACCATCCCCATTAGATTGGCTTAAACAGCAGGCTAATCAACCAACGCCTGAGTTTCACCCTATTGAAACATTGACTCAAAACCTTCAAGGTTTGGCTAATTTGCCGTCAAAAGTTTATGAAGGCGCTAAACAGTTAGTGACTGACCCACAGGCTTACTTCTCGAATATTAAATCTCCAACGCCTGAAGAGATGGCTATGGCATTTAATCCTGCTGGTCTTGAAGCTGGGTTAGGTGGAATTTTTGTTGGCCCCAAATCAGCTAATTGGAACAGTCAGATGGCATCCAAGGCTATGGAATTAGAAAGCCAAGGCGTTCATCCTAAAGAAATTTGGCAACAAACTGGCACTTTTAGAGGTCCAGATCAAAAGCTCAGGCAAGAAATAAATGACCAACCTAGTAGTTTGGACATGAGTAAAGTACCAACTCAGCCAAGCTTACTTCAACTTGCAACACAATATTTAAGAGATAAAGGCATTATTACTAGGCCAACTCAGGATATTGCAAGCGGTGGAATACCAGAAGAAGCCAGAAAAGAAGCTATTGATTTTGCACAAAAAAAATTGTTTACAGCTACTCCTCCAGCAGTAAAGTTGCAAAGTGCATTTGTGCATCCTGAGTTGTATGGCGCTTATCCTGAGTTTCCTCAATTGAATTTATCTAAAGAAACAAGGAATGACATACGAGGGCAGTTCAACCCAAATTTAGACTTGGTTACAACTGGTGGTTCAGAAACACTATTTACTAAGCCTGATGAAGCTAAGTCAACCTTATTACATGAGTTGCAACACGCCATTCAATCCAAAGAAGGATTTGGTAGAGGCGGGAATCCTGATATTGCTCAAGATTTGATTCAGAAAGAATGGTCTAAAGAATTAGAGCCTTATTATGAAGGCAACGCAAAATTCAATGGCGCAATAAGTCTGTTAAAACAAGCTGGTGGAGCACAATATATACACAAATTAGATCAGCTATCTGTTGCGGATAATATTAAGCCATCACAAATATTCAACTTTAGTGATTGGTATAAGTTTGGAAACGAAATCAGAAGTGAACTTGGCAAGATGCCAACTAGACCCGGATTCCAAAGGGATGAGTGGTTGCGTAGAGCCGCGCAAATGATGAAGAGCAATGTTGTCAAAGAGTCTCCTCATTTAGAAGAATATCCAAGTAGCATGAACCCAAATGAAGCCAAAAATGCTTATCAAAGGGCTTCAAGAGCACTTGACAAGGTTAGACCACAAGCTCAAAAGTTTAGTCAAATAAATGCAAAGTATAAAAATTTGAGTGGCATGGAGCCAACCGAACAATATAAAAGACTCTCTGGAGAAGCTGAAGCTAGGGCTACGCAAGCCAGAATGAACATGACGCCAGAGGAAAGGCAAGCCACTTTTCCGCTTGAATCATATGATGTTCCAGTTAATGAACTTATTATGAACAACCGTAAAAAGGGTGGCGCAATAAACAAAGACGCCATGTGGATGGAAGTCCAAGAGAAGAAACTTAAAAGGAAATAACTATGGCTACAGAAATGCCAATTGAGCAAGACTATAACCGATACATTCAGGGTATATCTGAGCCTGATGAGGACGGCGCTGTAACTGTTGACTTAGGCGATGAGGACTTATCTGTTGAAGAGCAGGCCGACGGTTCAGCTATTGTTAACCTTGACAACTTCTCAGCCCCCGACGAAGACGAAGACTTCTACCAAAACTTGGCAGAGGTCTTTGATCCTTATGACTTGAACAAGATTGCCATGCATTACATGGACTTGATTCAGAACGATAAGAAGAGCCGTGAGGAGCGCGATAAGCAGTATGAGGAGGGTTTAAGAAGGACTGGGCTGGGTAAGGACGCACCGGGTGGAGCAAACTTCCTAGGAGCCTCTAAAGTCGTTCACCCTGTCATGGCTGAGGCTTGCGTAGACTTTGCGTCTAGAGCCATTAAAGAGTTGTTCCCACCAGATGGCCCAACTCGCACAAAGATCATTGGTGAAGTTAACGACGACAAGGTCAGAGTGGCCGAGCGTAAGCGCGACTACATGAACTGGCAACTCACCGAGCAGATTGAGGAGTTCCGCGACGAACAAGAGCAGTTACTGACCCAACTTCCTCTTGGCGGCTCCCAATACCTCAAGATGTGGTACGACGAGGACAAGAAGCGTCCTTGTACAGAGTTTGTGCCCATTGATAACATTTACCTGCCTTACGCTTGCGCCAATTTCTATACCGCACAACGAGTGACAGAAGTTAATACGATCACATCATGGGAGTTTGAGCGTCGTGTTAGGGCAGGACTCTATCGTGACATCAACCTTATCCGTGCTTCTGATGAACCCAATCAAACTTTTGCTGAGAAGGCAAACGCCAAGATTGAGGGCAAGAAGTGGGAGAACAACGACGACGGCGTACGCAACGTCTATCACGTTTACACATGGTTAGATCTAGAAGAAGACAAGCGCAGTAAGGGCGAGAATGCGCCTTACATCTTGATGATTGACGAGCTAGATCAAAAGGTTGTTGGCCTGTACCGTAACTGGGAAGAGGGCGACGAGACCATGACCAAGCTTGATTACTTGATTGAATTTAAGTTTATCCCATGGAGGGGAGCTTATGCCATCGGAATGCCTCACCTCATTGGCGGTCTTAGTGCCGCTCTTACTGGTGCTCTTCGGGCCTTATTGGATTCTGCACATATTAACAACTCAGCGACCATGCTCAAGATCAAGGGCGCTAGGATGTCGGGACAGACACAGCAAGTAGAGGTAACGCAAGTTGCGGAGATTGAGGGCGCACCCGGCGTGGATGACGTACGCAAGATTGCCATGCCCATGCCTTTCAACCCCCCATCCGCTGTGCTCATGGAGTTGTTGGGTTGGTTGACTGACGCCGCTAAAGGTGTGGTTTCTACTTCTGAAGAGAAGATTGCAGACGCCACAAACAATATGCCAGTGGGTACGGCTCAAGCTTTGATCGAGCAAGGTGCCCACGTTTACTCTGCTATCCACGCTAGACTGCATGAAAGCCAAGGCCGAGTGCTCAAAGTATTGGCTAGATTGAACCGTTGGTACCTAGATGACCAGCGCAAAGGTGAAGTTGTTGCTGATTTGGACATCCACAGAGAGGATTTCAAGCGCAACACAGACGTTATCCCAGTTTCTGACCCACATATCTTTTCTGAAACACAGAGGATGGCTCAGACTCAAGCTGTAATGTCGCTGATGCAACAGTTTCCTGATCAATTCCAGCAGAAAAAGGTGCTTGAGCGGTTCTTGAAACAGATGAAAGTGCCCCAGATCAACGAATTGATGGTCATGGAGCCTGAAGACAAGATGATTGACTCTTCACAAGAGAACATCTTAATGATGAACGGCGAGCCATCTAAGGCGTATGACGAGCAAGATCACCTTGCCCACATCCAGTCTCACCTAGATTTCTACCAAGATCCCATCTTTGGTGGCGCTAATCCCTTGATCATGCCCCAATTGCTCCAGCCTATGGTCGAACATATCCAAGATCACTTGGGTAAATGGTACCAAGCACGTATGAATGAGTATGTAAACGGAGCATTGAAGCACAAACACTTGGATTATGACGACAAAAAGGTCACACAAGGCATGGATAAGCTCTATGCATTGGCCGCACAGCACGTTAAGAAGGATTCTGAACTGACTTTCCAATACATCATGCCTATTTTCCAGCAGATGATGCAACAAGTTCAGCAATTGAAGCAACAAGCACAGCCTCAAGACCCAGATGCCCAAGCTTTGATCCAAACTTCTATGGCTGAAACACAGCGTAGAGCGGCTAGAGACCAGATGGATGGCCAGATTGAGCAGGCTAAGTTGGCGTCAGATGCTCAGAGAGAGGCCGCAAGACTCAAAGCGGAGATGGACAAGTTTGCGGCAGAGACACAGATGGGTGTGGCCATGAATGCCGAAGATAACTTGACCAGAGAGCGTATCGAATCAGCAAAAATATCCCACAACGCGGATAAATTGCGAAATGAGCAGGTGAAAACTGCATTGGACCTTGAGAACAAGGCTCAATCTTATTTAGGAGGACAAAATGTCTAGTGATGCAGAACAAAAGTCTGTGGACGTCCCACAGCACAAGCGTATTGCTCAGGGCGAAAAGCTCGACGGTACATCTATGCAACCCAAAGGTGGCTCACAAGCTCCCGCCAAAAAACAAGGAGGACTCGCACACGCGATGAACAAAAAGAATAAATGATCACAACTTCACAAATCATCACTGTCATAAAGGCGCGACAAGCTGAAATAGCTTTTTCTCTTGGAGCAGGAAATGCTTCTACATGGGAATCGTACCAAAGAACAGTTGGTGTTTACTTGGGGCTTCAAGAAGTTCTTGATGCCATTAACAATTTGTTAGATAAAGAACAGGAATTAGAGAATGAGCGATAGCACGGTAGCTTTTAACGAAGCTGAGATAAACTGGGCCTTTCCAGTTGTAAATCCCGGAGCAGAGCCATTAGGTGCAAGAATCTTAGTACAACTCAAGCGTACAAAGAAGAAGACCACTGGAGCGGGAATTATTTTGGTTGAAGAGACCAAAGAAACTGAGAAATGGCAAAACATGGTAGCCAAAGTCCTAATGATTGGACCACTGGCATTTAAGAACCGAGACACAATGGCACCTTGGCCCGAAGGCTCATGGTGTTCAGTCGGTGACTATATCCGCGTTCCCAAGTGGGGCGGAGACCGCTGGGAGGTTGCAGTTCCCGGTGAGGACGAACACGAAGACAAAGCTCTTTTTATGATCCTCAATGACCATGAAGTTATTGCCAGAGTAACTGGTGACCCCTTATCTATGGTGGCCTACATATGAACACAGAAGTTAAAGAAAAAGAACCCGATTTCACAATCAAGGAAGAATCTGACGGCTCCGCAGTCATTGACGTACCTGAAGGTATGCTTCCTGAAGATGATGGTGACGACAAAGCAGAAGCAAGTAATGTTCCAGATGACGGTGGGGATGACCATCCTGACGACACTGAGGCCATTCGTGCCGCTAGACGCCAAAAGCGCAAGTATAAGAAAGAAATAGCTAAGGCTACCTCCCATGAGAAGGAAGCGCAGTTAAATCTATTGCGTAAGCAAAACGAACAGTTGATGGAGCGTTTGGCTGTGGTGGAGCGTAAAACTCACTCTGCGGATATTGCGCGTATTGACAAGGCCGTGGAAGACCAAGAACTCCGCCTGCAATACGCCAAGATGAAGATGTCAGAAGCTATGCAAGCCCAAGACGGCGACGCCTTTAACAAGGCTCAAGAGTTAAGGGACGAGGCAATGATGGCCATCCGTGACCTGAAAGGTTACAAACAGGCCGCCATCAAGCCCCAACAAACCAATAACATTCCTGATCCACGAGTTCAGCGCCATGCGGCTGAGTGGATGGAAAGGAACGATTGGTTCGACCCCAACGGTAGAGATACTGACAGCCGTATAGCAAAAGTTATTGATGAAGATTTAGTTAAAGAGGGTTGGAACCCCGCTGACCCCGATTATTGGGATGAGTTGGATAAACGCTTGTCAAAGCGTATAAACCATAGATACAATGACACTATGGACGTAACTCCGTCTGCAAGGAAACCTAGGAGTGTTGTGGGAGGAACTGGTCGCGAGACAGTTAATGGTTCTTCAAACCGATCACAATTCGTACTTCAGCCTGAACAGGTTAGAGCTATGAAAGACGCAGGAATGTGGGATGATCCGGTGAAGAAAGCCAAAATGATCCAGCGATATATTAAAGAATCACGCAACCAATACTAAGGAATCTAGCAAATGGAATCACGTTTAAAAAAATCTTTGAATGCAGGCGGAAGAGAAAATCGAGCAAGTGAGGATCTCTCCAGACTAGCACCAGAAGAAAAGTTCACCCACTCGCAGGAACGTAAGAAAATGTGGAGCGAAGAGTGGACACAGAGTGCTTTACCCAAAGCCCCAACCATTCCCGGTTGGCACGTATGTTGGTTATCGACCACCAATAGTTATGACAGTATAGACAAGCGTATGCGTCTTGGATATGTTCCAGTCAAATCGGAAGAAGTATCTGGATTCGAGGGTTACAAAGTCAAAGCTGGCGAGCATATTGGATTTGTTGCTTGTAATGAAATGCTCTTGTTCAAGATCCCTATGGATATGTATCAAGAGGTTATGTTGCATATGCACCATGACTTGCCTAACGAAGAAGCTGACAAAATCAGAGTCCAAGTTGAGCAAATGCAAGGCGCACAAGACAGTTCAGGTCGCAATTTGACTGACATCGAAGGTGATGGGTTGAGACAGTTAAGCAAAAAGAATGTGCCCGATCCCGTCTTTTACGGGTAAGGTTTATTTAACAAAGGAGTTATTATGTCAGCAACTAATGCTCCCTTTGGCTTACGCCCTGCGTTTCACCCTACTGGTCTGGATCGTGCTCAAGCGTTGGCTAACGGGATTACATCTGGTCTCGCCGTAAACATTCTCAAGGGTCAACCTGTTGTTTATGCCGTAGCCGCAACCGTCGGTTCTACTGGTGCCTCTAACGGTACTATCATCCCTGCCGCAACACCCGGAAACTCAGCCGCCACAAGCGGTTACCAAGTTACTGGTGCTTTTGCTGGTTGCGAGTGGACCGATACTACTGGTCGTCGCCGTGTATCTAACTACTGGCCTTCTGGTACTACTGGAACTCAAATCGTCGCGTATTTCTACAACGACTTGAACATCGTTTATGAAATCCAAGCCGATGGTTCATTGTCTCAAACATCTATCGGTGGTGAGTACAACTTTAGTGCTATTACAGGCGGTTCTACAACCACTGGTCTTTCACAGTGCACATTGGCTTCAGCTTCTGCTCAGTCAAGTGGCGCTCAAGGACAAATGCGTGTCGTTGATCTAGCACCTTTGGTAGACAACGCATGGGGGGATGCATACACAGTAGTGCGCGTCCAGTTAGCATACACACAATTGTACGGTGCTTACACCGCAATTGTTTAATTAGGGGGACTGAAAAATGGCCGCACCAATGCGCAGTACGGACTTTAGAAGTATCGTTGAGCCAATTCTTAACGAGTGCTTTGATGGAGTCTATGACCTACGTGAAGACGAATGGTCACGTGTTTTCCGTGAGGAAGACGGTATTCCACGTAATTACCACGAAGAGCCAGTCCTTTATGGATTTGGAGCCGCTCCCCAGTTGCCTGACGGTACACCCGTTAGTTACCAACAAGGTGGAGTTCTCTTCTTACAACGCTACATTTATCAAGTGTTTGGCTTGGCCTTCGCTTTGACAAAAGTGTTGGTAGAAGATGGCGACCACATCCGTATTGGTCAAGTGTATGCAAGACACCTTGCTCAATCACTCATTGAGACTAAAGAAACTCTATGTGCAAACATTTTGAACAGAGCATTCAATAGTTCTTACTTGGGTGGTGACGGCGTGTCATTGATTAACACTGCTCACCCAATCGTAAACGGTACATTCTCTAACCAGTTGACTTCAGCCGCCGTGTTGTCTCAAACATCTCTTGAGCAGATGTTGATTCAAATCCGTCAAGCTGTGGACAACAATGGTAAGAAAATCCGTTTGGTTCCCCGTCAGTTGGTTGTTGCTCCCGGCAACATCTTCCAAGCTGAAGTTTTGTTGAAATCAGTGCTCCGTACTGGTACAGCAAACAATGACTTGAATCCTATCAAGTCTATCGGCTTGCTCGACGAGGGNGCCGCAGTATTGTCACGTTTGACATCTGCTACAGCATGGTGGGTACAAACAGATGCACCAGAAGGCATGAAGCTCATGATGCGTCGTCGTTTGGAGAAGACCATGGAAGGCGATTTCGAGACTGATTCAATGAGATATAAGGCCACTGAGCGTTATATCCCTAACTGGACAGATCCTCGTGCTCTCTTCGGTACACCCGGAGTCTAAAGCTCAAGGGGGAGGGGATAAAACCTCTCCCCATTTTTTTAATTCTTAGGGTTCATGCCCAAAAGGAAAACAAATGCCTCAATTTTCAGATGACCTCTTCCTAGGGTCTGCACAAGCTTACGTTGGTACAAACGCCAACAGTGCATTAGGAAATCCCTCCCCAATGGCTAACGGCTTCGGCCCCATGGGACGTGTGTATCTGTACGATACAACTCCTGCTGTTGCTACTACCGCCGCTGTTTTAGCCGCAAAAACACCAACAACTGCTACTACTTATAGTGGTACTTCTCTTGCATCTGCCTCTACAACGGCAGGTACATCTGTTGTGGTTCGTTCAGATGGCACATCAGTTGTCCAATTTGACTATCCACGCGCAGTGTCTGTTACAACTGGAACTGGTACACCTACCAATTCAGTAGTGACAATCACAGGTTATGACTACTACGGTCAATCCATGACTGAAATTATTCAGACAGGAACTGTACAGTCTACAACTACAAACGGTCGCAAGGCTTTCTTCCAAGTTTATTCAGTTGCTTTCTCAGCCGCTACTGCTGTTGCAGTGTCTGTTGATACAACAGGTATCCTTGGTTTGCCTGCTCGTATGAGCGATGCTAGTTACATTCTTTCTAACAAATTCACTGGATCACTTGCTTTTGATTCAGGAACATATCTGAATGGATATTACAGCAATACAACTAACTATGCGACACAGTCAATTACTAACTTCACAGCGGCATCACCCGGCGTTATCACCGTGGCATATGCTCCTGAAAGCGGTACATTGATTCAGTTGACTGGTGCCTTGGGCACTTTGACTGGCGTTTCTTTGAACACCACATACTGGTGGACAAAAGTTAGCGGTACAACTGGTAAATTGTCTACAACTCAAGCAAATTACCTTGCTGGTACATTTGTAAATACTAGCGGTACAACAATTACTTCTGGTATGAACTTGGTTCCCCAATTTACTTCTAGCTCAGTAACTCCTGATGTTCGCGGTACTTACGCACCCGGTGGCACCCTTAACGGTTCTGCTCGTTTGGTCCTCGAATTGGGTTTGACAGCTATTCAAGTTGGCCCCAATGCTACAGCAACAGGTTTACTTGGCATTGCCCAAGCATAAGGAGAAATAAACCATGGCTAAATCAATGAAAGGTGCAACTGGCTTCAGCCAAATGCCCAAAATGATGACAGATGAGCCTTCAGTTATTCTGAAGCTCAAAAAAGGCGGTCACGTCTCCATGAAGCACAAGAAAGAAGAACATGGTCACAAGACTATGGAACACCATGCTATGGGCGGGATGAGCGGAATGCCTATGGCACGTCCTATGGGAATGGCTCCTGCTATGGCTGGTGCCGCTCCCATGAAGCCTTCTTTGGCTATGCGTCGCAAGGCTATGGCTACTCCTTTGATGAAAAAAGGCGGCAAAGCCAAGCACCACGCTGAAGGTGGAGATATTGCTCAAGACAAAGCTCTCATCAAGAAAGCTTTCAAAGAGCATGATGCCCAAGAGCACAAAGGTGGTAAGGGCACTAAGTTGCACCTCAAGCATGGCGGTAAAGCTCATCACAAGTTTGCCAAAGGCGGTAAAGTTGATGGCGGTAACGAGATCGACCGTTTTGAGACCAAAACAACTATTGAGAACGACGAGAAACCTTTCGTTCGTACAAAGGTAGTTGGCGCTGGTAAAGACACTGCTCACGGCACAGGAATGGTTAAAGAGGGAAATGCAGGTGGTTATAAGCGCGGTGGTAAAGTCCATCACGTTTCTGGACATCCTGAAGGCTCTCACGAGCACCACAAGCACATGGCTAAGCACCATGCCAAGATGCACAAAGAAGGCGGTTCTATCCATCAC